TAATTGATTTTCATTCAGTCTTCCGCTGCCACCAAAGCCGGTTAACTTTCCTTTGATCTTTTCAATCTCTTCTTTGTCAGAAATGATTGTAGCATTTTCAATATTCTTTTCAGATCCCTCTAATACCGCTACTTCAAAATCATTATAACCCAATTCCCAAGAGGCGCTGACCTTCATGTAGTTGTTAGAAGTAGGGTCATTTGATTCTTCGATAGTATTGGCAAGGTCTTTGTTCACAATCTTCCAAACCACACCGCCAAGGGTGATATTGTATGGTTCTTTTTTATCTTTGACTTGCTCTTCGGTAAGTGGGGCATCAGTCCCAAACTCAGAAAATCCTGCTGACAAGATAACGCCAACTATATTGGCGCGATTGTGTTCAATATTGATTGGCTTATTGATGAAATTTTTATACATCTCAGAAGCGATAGCAGAATCAACTACATCACCATTTTTATTAACACGATTTACAACACAGGCATTAAACGCAATTGGCAAAAGGTCCATATTAGACTCAGCATTAACGTTAGGAATAAAATTCCCCACATCAATAAGACTGGCTAATGATAAATACTTATCTTTTTCCTCAGAAACCAATGGTCTGATTGAAGAACTAAATGTTGTAGAGAATTCAAATTTCATATTATTCTAGAAAATATGTAATACTACCCACGGTTGCGGTTGCAATAGCCAATCCAGAACTGTCTGGCAGTCTCAAAGGAGCAGAATAATTACAATTGCCTTGCGCTACATAAGCGAATATACTCCCGCTTGCTGTAGTGCTGGCATTTGCCAAAGTAAGATTAGCTTGAGTACTTACGTCAGTAATGAAAATTCTTGAATTGCCACTATTAGGAGGCTGAATTAAAACACCTGTTGTTGTAAAATTAACGGTTATTGTTGGTACTGATGCAATGCCATTTTGAATAAAAGATTTCATTGTTTTAGATGTTATTTATTTTTCTTGTATTGTAACAAGCAAGTTTGGAATTTTTCTTTGTCAGTTCCCTCTTGAGAGGGTATGCATTTTTGAAGGAAATCTTTGAAATTTTGGCCCTCTGTTTCGCACATTGACTTGTACTCTTCCTCTTCTTCGTAAGAAGCGTAGGTTTGAGCGCGAGATAGTTGATCGACTGTTTTGGTTAGGACTTCTCCCTTTTTATAAGTTGGGCCTTCGTTAATCACTTCGTATGAAATGACTTTACCCATTTGATTTGGTAAATCTTTAATTTCTTTTACGATTCCTTCGCTACCATAATGATTACAGTTCTTATTCACATTTCTGACCTTCTGACCAACCATAAACATTGGCTCAGAACTCATATAATTAGCATCAGACTCTTCGGCAAACATTACATAGTTATGAATCATTACCATGTAATCTTCAGTAATGGCAATCTTGCCTTGCAGCCATGACTCTGTTAAGTTTTCTTTAATTTTCTCATTATTTAAAGCATTAAGGATATTCTCCGCATGAGTTTTAATAGAATTCAAAGAGCTAACTGACATTTCTAAATATTCGTTCTTATACTCTTCCATTTCACTCTCTTCTGACTCTATCATTTCTTCGGCCTTTGATAAATCAGGCCAAATTTTTAATAGCTCACTTCCATCCCAAAAAGTAATGCCATCCCACTCTTCTTCGTTTGCTTGAGCTTTCTTTAAGGCACCTTGCTTTGGATAATCTTTATCTCCGGGTTTCGCTGGCTTATAGTTCTTGCCAAGACGATCTTTCTTCTTCTGGATATTATGCCAAAGGCCTTTCCCAGCTTCTACTTCTAAACTAGAAATCCCTGCTGAAGCTTCAACTGGAGAACCCGCTCTCCATTGATAACATGACCAATACTTAGCTTTCCATTTTGGACCGGGATTCTTGTCGCAACCATGTCTTGCTCTAAAACTTTTTCTTCTAGCAGGATCGTCTCTCTTGATCTCCATGTTAGGATCACCGAAGTTAACCTTTACGACGTTTCCTTTTTCATTTTTGACATAAACAGAAAACTTTTTAGGCCCATCAGGAGTTCTGAATGGCTTATTTAATGTTTTCTTTTCTTTGTCTGCGGCGATAATCTTAAAGGAGATATCGATTTCGAGTTCTTGGATTTTCATGTTAAATATATTCTAGCCAGTTTGCTTTTTCTTGTTCTGTATCTAAATATAGGTCATTCTCGTCTTCAAAATCGTAATCAAGATTATATTCTTGAATATCATTATTCGCTTCAGAAAAATCACTATCATTTGGCTCCCAAGAACCTGTAACATCAATTTCCGAAGCTTTAGCTACGTCTTGATCTGCTTTTCTATATGAGTCTTTTACTTTTCCGCCAGACATCATTCTTAAAAACATATTTACTCTTGCTGCGGCCCATCCTCCTCTAGTCATTCCGGGTCTATGAGAAGAACTAAATGCGCCAGCACCTCTGCGATATACTTTCTTTAACTGACTTAAATTAACTTTTCTAGAATGCTTTGCATTATGATTCTTTACTTTGTTTTTAAGCATCTCTACAACTTTAGCAGAAAACTCTATTGCCTTATCGCTTTTGGTTCCTGCGCTACCAGCAGGATTTTTACTAGAACCACTGCGCCTTTCAGAAGGCTTGGAAGGCGTCTGAGCAGAGCTTTTAGGCCCAGACCTCTTTGATTCTATGATTTCAATTTCTAAACCTTGTAAGCTCATAATTTATAGTTGATAATAAATACACTGAAAATTAGCAATTAAGGAAATTATAATGGTCCATTTGTATTAAAGTTTGTGTAGCTCAATCCTTTTAGTAAGCCGCTCATGGATAAGCCATTCGGATGAGGGTAAGAATTTTGGTCCATATCGCAGTAAAAACTAAAATCTAAAACAGCATTTGCGCCGACGGAAGAGTCATAAGAAAGGTCTTTAAACTTTGCTCCTCTAATATCGTATCTTATAATAGTATCAGAGTCTTTGTTCATCTTAATTACAATATCGTATTTAGATTCTGATTTTATGTTGGATATTAGGTCTCCAGAATAAATTAAATTTTTATAAATAGCTGAAAAAGTTCCTTCAACAGTGATAGGAGTATTTATTTGTCTATCTACTGGATAAACATAGCCTAATGTCTTTAGGGGCTCTCTATCTAATGGAATAGTAAAATTAAAACCCTGAATCGCCGAGTCTTGTATGATTACATTTGATTTAGTTTTAGAAGTAGAGTTTACATCGAATACATCTACCGTGATTTCTCCGGGCAACAATACTGAAATTGAGTTACCTATTTCTTCATAAGCGGTATTATAATTAGGAATAGAAAAACGAACTCCCGTATTAAGTAGTCCACTCTTAGGCTCAACAAATGGAGATACTGCATTAGTACCGGAAGAATAATAAAGAACATTATGCGCCGTACAAGTAACTGAAGCTATTGGGATCTCGTTAATTTTAGCATTTACTCCATAAGAGGTGATGAAGCAATTACCAAAAGCCAACACAGGGAATCCAGATAGGTTAGAGTTAATGACATCTGCGGGATTTGGGTTAATAGACAAGAAAAGGTTTCTTTGGTCTCTGTATTTAAACGGATATTTGAATGTGTTATTTGTCGGTATCGTTAAATCAGTATTATAAGCAAACCCTTGATCTCCAAAAGCGAATCCTGACAAGATGTTTCCACTAGGATAAGTTTGCCCGCCATCAAATTGATCTAAATTTGGAGGCCCAAGATCTACATAAAAACCAAGCCTAGCTTCATTTCTTAAATCTTTAATGTTGTAATTGAAGCTAAGATTTATCTCTGGTGGATTTAAGTTGTGATCGTAAATTGTAGAAGCGTTTCCGATTTCAGTAAACCTTGCTGGCTGAGTAGATATCTGATAACTAAATTGATTTATTCTTTTAAGAGGCTGGATTAGATTATAAACTCCTGTTGGCAAAAGAGTGCCATTAGGGTCACAAAAATAATAACCACTTGCTGGAGCAGGTCCAACAAGCAGCAACTGATTATTATAGATTACTCTATTTGTAGGCATTAGATTTTACTATGGTAAAGCAAACTAGCCATATAAGAATCCACTTGATGCTCGCAAGCAATTACATGGATTTCTTCTACTGTCTTTTGATTTTTATCTACAGGAGAATCTATATACTCAGAGATCTTAGAGGTCCAATTACTTTTTTCTTCGTTAGCAACTATGATTTTCGTAATGTCAAGAGCTACTTCTTTTTGCTTGTCATTTAACTTTTTAAGCTTATGTTTCTTCTTTAAAATGTTTTCTACTTCGACGCCTAATTTGTTTGTGGCTTCTACTATATCTTTTAACTTAGTTACGCTGTAATTAGCCTTAGAAGAAGTGCCAACTGGTTTAACATTTTTAGTTGTTTGCTTGATGCCAGTGCTTCCCGCTGGTCTTCCGGCATCTATTTTAGGGCCACCAATTAATGGCTGATAGAGGCCTTTGTCTTTTAGATCAATAAAACTATTTTGAGACTGGAGCGACTCTTCTGGACTTGGCAAGACTCCTGTTTCAATAGCTTTAAGGCCTTCTTCTGGAGTGAGAACCCCAAGCTCCATAAGGCGAGTATAAATTCTATTAAGGTTTTGATCTGTCTTGAGATCCATATCTTCAAAGAATGGAGTAGGGAATACTTTGAACCCTATTTCTTTAGAAATCCTCTTGATTTCAGGCAGCAAGAAGTCTGTGATGAACGCTTGGCGAGCTTGTATTAGTTTTTGTCCTAAGAGAGAAACTTTTGTAGTAGTGTTCGCGAACTTTTCGTTTCCAACTAGAATATTATTTAATCCAATATTAATGTCTCTATCGATCACCTCATATTTTCTTGGATCAAGGATGTCTGCGATTTGAGGGATAACGAACTCTGCTTTTGTCGTATAGTCTGCAATAAGGACTCTACCAATCGATTGATTAGTAAAGAGATTTTGCATCGTCTTCAAGTTCTCTTGGTTCACTCCTCCCTTATCAGGTTCAGTTCCCATAGTGATAAGGAGAACGACTTGCTGAATTGTCCTTGTAAGTGCCATATCCATACGACGCATTTCAATTTTAGCACTTATATCTTCAAGAACTGGAAATCCCATTGGTACGGCAAAGGGCTCGTAGTCTTGCTTCTTATAGAATACAGCATAAAACTTCTTTGTGTCTAAATGAAGTAGGACCGCTGTAGATTTTCCTTTTAAAATTTGCTCCTTAACAAGAGGGTCAAGAGAGTTTAATATCTCTTTGTCTTCTTCTGTCCTTGGATTTCTAACTTGCTCAAGTTCGTAATCAGTTAATACTTTATAATACTGCCCTCTATTAAAAGAAAGGTTACCATTGACTTGAACATCTGCTGGGTTAATGATTATGTATCTAGAAGGTAAAGAAATTTTTGCTGCTAAAGCTTGCGAACCAAAAACTTGACTGATTTTAGATATATCCTCTTCTTTAATGGCAGTGTCGTATCTATAGATGAAAACGTTTCCAGAGCGGTAGTACTCTCTAAAGAACTTGTCTTGAAGAGCAGTGATATTTATCTTATTGAATAAGGCTTGGAAGAAATCTCTTGCACTTTTATTTCCACCTTTCAAGTGAAGGTTTCCGCAAGAAAGCTCTGATAGTAAATCGATTGTGTTCCTAAATAGACCAAAGTTATAATAAGCTTTTTGGCACAAGATTACCGTATCTCTTACGTCAATGTTAGATTTATTATAGTTATAGCCAGTGGCATAATTAAATGGCACCATGCCTTCATCAATATTGCGAAAACGATCTGTTCTCTCAATGGTTGATGCAGCATTTCTACGGCTTCTCGTCTCAGTGACTCTGCTTGCTACTCCGCCATGAGCAGGGGTAGAGCCTTCGACCATCATTGGAGCGAAAGAAGATTCCTCAATTTTTTCTTTTTTAACCTTTGCCATAAGCCTAATAATTAATTACACATTTTAAATTAAAATTGGTGTAAATCCCGCAGCTACTATTTTATTTTCAGTAGTCATAATGTCATTATAGCATTTGGAACCCCATTTCGCTAACATTAAAGCAGTGTAATTATCTTTTCTCGCTCTATTGGGAGAATTGGAACGCTTTAGGTGTTGAGGCAAGTCGAAATTAACAGAACCACGACTGCTAGTAGTGAACTCAACTAGCGAACATTGCTTCTTAGTGTTGTAAACTAATAAGTCTTGGTGTTCTATTAAGTCTAGTTTGTTCCAGTCCTTATTCTCTTCCACGAAGATTATCTCTTCTGGAATCCTCTTATTAATCTCTTCATTAAAGAAATTCTCATTAGCGACAGTCTTTGAAGCGAACCAAATTTTCTTATAATCAATTGCCGCTTGTAGGTTTTCGTTACCTCTTCTGATAAACGTAGTAGTGAATACTTGAGTGACTGCTATCTGCTTGTTCTCAAGGTTATATTGGCTCTTAGCTTTTTGCACCATCCTTGTATATTCAATACCCTCAAGATCAGAATCGAAATCAATAAACTTAATCTTCTCAGATTCTGAATTCACATATTGAGATTCATTATAAGTATTAAAGAAGATATCAGCACCAGCATTATCGCAGATTATGTAAACAATATTAAAGCTCGTCATTAAGTAATGGAAGTATTTGATATGAGTATTTAAGCTCCCAAGGCCAGCATAACAATGTACCAGAGTATCGTTCTTATTTTCTCGGTCTATCTCTAAAATACCCATTGCGAAATAGTCAGCATTTGGACTATCGCTCATGTTAGGGTCCATTGCTAAAATATATTGCTTACCATTGTCTCCTTTAATTTGAGAATGGGGGCGTTCTTCGAACTTAAGAGTACACTCTTCCATTTTCTTCATGCTAAAATAAGAATCGCTACCATCAGTGAATTGAGCGCAATACTCTCTTAAGAAAGAAGCATGAGAAGCTCCACCATTTTGTGCTTCTTCTGTAATTGAAGAGTCTATCATCTCTGGAGGGAGAGCTTCGTAACTTAATTGAGATACAAAATAGGTAGCACTTGTTGGCTCCTTTGAATAGATATTGTCACACCACTCTTTGTAAGTCTTATAGAGGTTCTCAAAAGTATAAGATGCTGAAGAGAGGGCAATCATTTTGGAAGTGTTCTTAAACTCCATGCGGTCAGCCTCTGTCATTGCTCCTTGGCTAATTAAATCATCTTCTTGTTCGCGAATACTAATACGTTCTTTAATATCTTGCGGCACAATCAAGAATGGCATCAATACATTCTTAATAATGTCTTCCGGTAGAAGCATGAACTCGTCTAGCACAAGTACGTTAGCACGGAAACCACGAATCTTTTCGCCGCTTAGAGGGATAGCTTTTATTGAACCCTCATTAATTGACCAATCGTATTCATCATTGCGTTTCGACTTTGCGCCGAACGCTTGCATCAAAAGATCTGCGCCTTTAGACTCAGTAATCTTTTCTATTGAATTGAAAATGCTCCTTGCTGTTCTAAATGTTGGACCAGCAATTAGGATCTTGCTCTTGGGCTCAAATATGCATTGTAAAAAACAAAATACCGCAGCAGAAAAAGATTTGGAAGCACCACGACCCCACACGTTGAGACAAAAGTTCCTATTCAACATGGCTTTAATTATAACCTCTTGATAAGGCCATAATTTTATGCCAGAAATTAGCTCTGTAGTTATGCCGATATTAGAACGTAAGAACTTGGCTAAAGTTATCTTAGCCTCTTTGTCTTCAAGAGTATCTTTTAGTCTAGAATATTCATCATTTAGATTTGGAATTATTCTATTATACTTTTCTGGGGTATACCACATATTATAGTATCTTTAGGTCGTAGCAAAGTTGCAAATCATACTTAAAAAAGTTCTCATCAGTAGAGAACATCTTCTCGATTATTCTGACAGACTCTTTGCGCCCCTTTGCAAATAAGAATTGCACATGAGGATATTTTTGTATTAGCTCTCTGACGTTATGGAATATAAATTCAGGGTTTACCTTTGTAGCTTTCTTGTATACATGAGGAAGATAATTAAATGACAGAGTATTGCTTAAGCTCTCTTCTACAATGATGACCATGTTAGCTTTAGCTTCACTTGCCTTCTCAATCTCTCGACAAAATCTTTCGTAACCTGCACTTAGTGTGCCAATAAAATCAGAAATAGACTTCCTCTCAAAATAAAGTTTGCCATCATAGCTTGGATGACTAAATCCATAGTCTCCAAACTTAAGGGTGCGAACTTCAGATGCCATATTGAAGATGAATGGCTTCTGTTCTCGGGTATCAATATAAATAATTGAATCTTTGGTTTGCAATTGAGCTAGATTATCCAAATTATTTGGATATACATACTTATTTTTAAACCCAAGATCTTCAGCGAGCTTGTAGTAGTCATCAAAAATTTCTTGCAAGTAAATAACACTTGGGCTCAATACACTACGAAGCTCAACTTGAGATGGGGCATACTGTAGACTTTTCTTTTCTTTTCTCTTAATAAGAAAGTCTTTGCAATATTCTCTTTGCTTCTCTAATGACTGAGCCTTGAGCCAGTTCTTAAGATTATTTTTATTATTAAAGTCAGTATTGAAATACTGTTCTTTATTTTTATAGATGATTATTGAATTATCAAAAGCATCATAGCGAGGGTGCTGTTGTTGATAGTATTCTATTACTCTAATCTTATGAGCCTTGAGATGGCGATTAAAATCTGCATCTGCTTCATAAACTTTCTGACATATTTTACATGTTTCAGCCATTTAACACCTCATCTTCTGAAATTCCTAATATACGGCACTTGATTTCATCCATTGTAGAGAGACGGTCTATCTCGTTCTTAACCATCGCCTTTCTCCTTTCAGCAAGTTTCAATAACCTTGTACGAGAATCTTCTTCTTTCCACATCTGAACTAAATTGAGAATACTGGCGTTCTCTTTTATTTGCTTACTAAGGCGATCACTTCGTTTTACTTTAAGATCATTAAGAAGTTTTTGCTGGCGGATAGTCGATTGGTTATATTCGTTTCTTGCGCCGCTAATAGCCTCAATAAGAGCCATAGGAATTTTGCCACCCCCATCCACTTCCATATCAATCTGATTTTGGAGGGTCTGGATGGTCTCTTGGATGTTGGCAGATATGACTACTTCGGTAGCTAGTACAATGTATTGGTCAACTTCTTCTTGAGTAAGGTCTGGCTTATCAAATGTATAACGAACAAAAGAGCTTTCAAATAACTCACGATCAATATTAGAGGAGTAACTGTTTATTTGATGGAGAAACCGATAAGTATGCATGTATCCAATGATAGCATTAATAGCCGCCTTCTGGCGCGAAGTGACTTTGTCTTTGTCAATGCCTTCATGGACGTATCTATTGATGCGAAAGAGCATCCGCTCAAAAGTCTTTGGCGGCATGTATTGAGAATCGGCAATACTCTCTGTATCTCTTTGAGATACTGGACCTGCTTGAATTACTTTTTGATCAAGGGTCTTAATGAACTCAATTATTGTACGAGTCTCTTGACTGAGGCTAGTAAGATTCTGATTATTGAAAACACTTTTAGTAATCTCAAGTGCGCCCATTGAACCGGCGTTATTAGCAGCAAATTCTTTTTGTTCTGGAGACAATTCAATCTTATCTTTTGCCAAATACTCATAGGAAGCCCTTGCTTTAATTTGTCTTGTTGACAAGAACTCTTTAACTTTCTTGCCGTGCCAACTTCTACCGTCTGCGCCTTCAGCGTCAGGAAAAGCAACCCTAACAAGTTCAAGCAGAGAAGGAGGATTAGTAGCGCGGTTGTTCCACTCATTTAAAATTGCCAGTCTCTGTTGGTCGTTAAGTTCTTGAGGTTCATTTTCAGCCATAAATTTCCACTTCTCCATTCGTAATGCACTTCTTAGCTTTTATAAGGATAGATCGCTTTAGGTTTTTTATCTGTTTATATCCGGGAGATCGATTCTTTTCAGTAGTCTTAAAGCCTAATAGTTTTGCTACCTCTTCTTCTTTTTGATTCTTTAAGCAAAGCATCTCGTATACCATCCACTCTGCTGGCTTTAGTACTTTCTTTAATGCCGAAGATAAGCTATGGGTACTTCTTAGAAGGTCAAAGCCTTCGTTGGTCATGTCGTGAACTTCTTTAATGTGATTTTCAAGAGGAAGAGTTATTTTTGTATTGAAAGCATCTTTTTTATTACGTTCCCAATGAGAATACATTGGGCACTTCTTGCACTGCTCTCCATATATTGAACAAGAATCATCCCACTCTGCCGCCGCACACTTCAAACAAGGTCTAGCATAATTACCATAGTTGTTTCTTATAATGTTTTTTATCTGATTAGAGATAATAATGTTTAACCAAGGAGCAAGAGGTTTTTGTGGATCATATAGGCTCCATTTTTTATAAATATGAATCCTTAGTATCTGCTCAACGTCCTCGAAATCAATCCAAGACAATGCCGCAAGGGTCCACTTGCTCTTGCGCTTGCGAATTTCTTCGTCTACTATAGCTATGCTATTTTCAAAGGATTGTTTTTGGACGGGAGGAGACATTTTTATTTTTGCCTTAGTGTACCAGCTTCTTGTTTAAATATTTTCATCATCTCTCTGGCAGAGACCTTCTCTACAAATCTTTGTTGACCTTGTAAGAGTTGATCTGGCACAGTGCCAGCAATTTTAGAAAGAGACTCTCTCCTTGGCGCATCAAATTGGATATCAAAATCTAGACCACCTTTTAATTCAGGAATTCCGCTAGAGAATTCAGAACTATCTTCCTCATCATCATCTTCAGTATCCATTTCTTCTTGAGCGCGAACCTTATTTTCTCTTAGCTTCTTATCTTCCGGCTTTTCTACGACGACACCATAGAACGGAGTGCCGCATGTAGAGCAAAATTTTGGTTTTGCTTGTGTATATAAATTAGGACCTCCACATTTAGAGCAGTAAATTTTTTGCATAATTCATTTATTTATTATAGTTTGATAATAGCAAATAAGCAAGTGTAATTGTAGAAGAATGAAGTATTCGTTTAAAAATAACGAAAAGGTTGAATACGTCATCAATTGGGCCAAACCCCCCAGAGGTTGCTATGGCATATGCGATTCGCCAGACATGGACGATCCAAAGATTATAATTGATCCCAAATTAACAAAACAAAAGACGATCAACATTCTAATACATGAAGTATTACACGCATTCTTCTGGCACGAATCAGAAACAAAAGTGACTAAATGCGCGAATACCTTGTCAAGACTCATCCATCAAAGGATGAAACAAAAGTTTAATGAATAATTTCTTTGTATTTAGTGATCTTGTCAACAATAAAGCGGACAATACCACTTCTCATAATGTCTTCTGGCCCAAGCTTAAAGTATTGAATACCATTATCTCGACTATCTTGGTCTTGAAAGATCTCACAGAACTCTTTAAATCCAGACCTCTTGCCTAAGTCGTTTTGCATAATGCTATCGCCGCAAATAAATAGCTTACTAAACTTGCCCATACGGGTTGCCGCCGTTACAAGAGAGTCGAACATCATGTTCTGACCCTCGTCCAAAATAACGGAGTTAACGTTAAAGGTGTACCCACGAAGCAAAGAGACAGGATAAGTTTTGATCCTTTCTTGCTTATATAGCGATTCGATGCTGGACTTATTTAGTAATTCTTCTAGCTTATCAAATAAGGGTACATTATAGAAGAAGGTCTTCTCGTCTAGGTCACCAGTTAAGAAGCCAGTTTGACCATCTGTGCTTTGAATTAGGGATCTGATGTATACAATGTCAGAGATCTTTTTGGCTTTTAGTAATTCTAGGGAGCAATAGACACTCAATAAAGTCTTCGCTGTGCCCGGAAGACCATCTAGGATAACTATATTGGTAGTCTTGTCTAAAGCCGCTTGAATGATTTGTTCTTGTTTCGGGGTCCATTTCAGTTTGCGAATTTCAAAGTCGTCTTTGACTTTGTCTTTTTGTGCGATGTGCTGGGAGGTATCTTTTTTTGACATTTTCATTGGCTTTATTATTTTAATTACATGTATTATATAAGATGAAGAACAAATTAAATGTTACAGTTGTAAACCCCAAGACTTGCAGGAAGAGAATATGCTGTGAGGGTTGCGAACTGTCATACAATAAGGAAGATTATTTATTATTCTTTAAGGCGCGGAAACTTGTTTATTTTAATATGATTGCAGAAGATAGCAAGCAAATAAAGATTTGTGATTGTTGTCTAGTAACTCTCGCTTCGATGACTTGTGCGAAATATGATTTGCCATACATTAGTATTATAATTAAAGGCGAGGAAAATACAAAACAAATAAATATCGAGTATAGTGAAGACAAGTTATTTGAGGAGGAGTTGTTAAAAGTCTTTAAGCAGGTTAAGTAATTGCTCTCTCTTTTCAGGAGCCATATCCTCTGGCGGCGAATTGGTTATTATATATTCTAGCATCTTAACGGCGGAATGGAAATTGTTTCTATTTTTTAGGGAGTTGCCTTCATGAGATACTATCTTAACGTTACTAATTATGTATCCTTTAGTTGGGTCTATCCTGTCTAGAGAAGCTGATAGCTTATGGTCTATTCCTGACTTATATAGTATTTCGCAGCCCAAGATGGGGCAGGTATTATTTTTAATACTTATTAAATCGGCCAGCGTGAGATTGAATTCTAGATTTTTCTTTTTTGAACGCTTTTTTGCTTTGCTTAAGATGACTTTTTTGAGATAGACTAGCTCGCCAGTCTCAGGATGGCCCATCAGTTCTTTAATCTTATTGTATTCTTGGGAGTAACAACAAGGGTTGCACTTACCTTTTACTCTGTTAAATTCTATATCTTCTTTTTCAATGTTACAGACAGAACATTTGATTAACATTAGATATATCTACACAAGCTATATCTAAAAAAGGTATTTTTCACAGGGGGGTCCGGGGATTTTTTGACCCTGCAAAGTTTCTGGGTTCCCCGTTTGGCTTGTTTTTTTGAGAAATAGGGGGTCTTACCTTTATTTACTATATGATACTTAATAGAGATATACTTTTACTAAAGGATAGAATAATAGATTCTTTTAATGGATATCATTAATAAAAGAAAAGAATTATTGATTTAAGGATAGAATGATAGAGGTATATATTAACAAGAGGTATATTAATAGAAGAAGGGCAGAATGATTTTTAGACCCCCCCGCCGCCGTATTTGAAAAGCCTCTGGCAATATTTCCATAAATAGGGGGCAATGTCAATAGGGTTTTTCGGCGATCTTTGCAAAAAAAAATCCCCCTCTTTCGAAGGGGATTTGATTTGACTTTCGATTCGTTTAATGGACCAGATTAACTACGTCTTCCACTGGGAAGGTGAGGAATTTTGGCGGAGTCTTCGCTTTCTTGTAAAGTGCAATTGTCTCCAATTCTTCGGCGGTGGCCGGACGGCCATCGACCACATATCCAAGCGACTTCATCGCAGATGAAGGAAGCGCTGCGACGTATTCACGCCCAGTCACCGGATGTTTGACTAGTCCGGGCTTAACCCACACAAACCACGGCTTGTCACCGGGTGCGTCTTCATGCCGGTTGCCGTAGGATTCAGGCCCCGCAAGCGTGACCACGAATCGGTGATTCTTCATCACACGGCCCAACAAGGGATTCAAGGGAACGCCAGAGCGCCCGCCTGTCTTCATCGAATGCTCGCCTTTGAGCAAAACGGTGACAATGGAACCTGCGCGGATTTTGGTAAGATCGATCACAGGGAAAGACTAGTCTAGTTTCGAATGAGAGTCACCAAGAATCTCAAAGAATCTCAAAGAATCTTTGACTACTCAATCCAAAGGCTAGCACGTTTCATGCCAAGTCACACTTGGCACACTTCTTGCTCCCAGCAGGTTCTATGCCAAGCCTGTGAAAAGCATAGTTTTCCATTTTGGGGTCTCCAATTCCGAAAACTATCAAATTAGTGATAAATCACTAGTAATACAATAGTTGACTGTTATTTGACTATTATTTGCGTAATATTTAGATAATATTTAACACAAAAAACCCCCTGTATTGCTACAGAGGGTTTGTCACTAAGGCTTATCTAGTCATGCCTATTAACACGACAACAAGAAGTAGTATTATCATATCACTCTACTCCGTACATCTCAAACGACTCTACATTAATGCAATTGTCAATTGCTATAGTGAGGAACTTGGCTTCCTCTTTGTCGGTCCTATATTGCTCAATATCTTTACGCTCTTGTGAAGTAATAGGCCGACCGTCTACTAACAAATCGAACTTATTGCGTTTGCTTTTAGTAGGAAGACCAGCTACATATAATTGACCAGTCTTCTTGTGTTTCACTAGGCCATCTTTAACAAATTCAAACCACATTGGTTTACCAATAGCGTCTGGGTACTTGTTAAAGTACGTCTCTTCTCCAGCTAGTGTGATAGCAAACCTATAGGCTCTTGTCACACGACCGCTATATGCATTGAGGGGGATGCCACTACTGCCTCCCTTATTCATTTTGTATTCACCTTGCATTAGAATAGTAGCAATACTACCCGCTTGGACTTGTTCTATGTTGATCATATAGTTGTTTTATATAAGAGCTAAACTGACTATGACAATTTAACATACTGATATATATATACAAGAAATGAATCTACTTTAATTTTCTACGTTAACGGGCACTTGGCACGGCTTATGCTGCGAGCGTAGCACGAACCATGCCAACTATCGGGCGACGATAGTTTTCTGTTTTGGGGAGCCCAAATCTATAAACTATGAAATCAGTGATTAATCACTAGTAATACTATTATTTGTCCGTTATTTGCGTAATATTTGCGTAATGTTTGACACAAAAAAACCCCACTGTTTATCACAGTAGGGCTATTGTATTTGTTTAGTGTTTAATTGATAAAACCGTCAGGATTGATTTCGCGATACTCAGTAGAGAAACGAGTGGCTCGCTTCACCATCACGATGACGCCGAGGTGTTCTGTCCCCTCTGCCGGTTGATTCTCAGCGTCCGGTTCAAAGGGGAGCCAAGCCGAGAAACGGAATCCCTTTTTCTTAAGGGCGGTTTCGGATTTGCTCTGGGCTTCAGTGGTTTGGTACATAGTGATTTTTTGTTGTTTCTTACCGTCGCGCAGATTGTGATCGATTTTTCATTTCAAATCAAGGGGAAAAATGATTTGTCACAAGAATTTTATAAAGGCACTTGGCATGGTTCCTGCTTCGGCATAGTTCTCGGATCTGGACTCCCCAAAACCAAAAACTATAAAAAAACCCCGTTATACTAATATAACGAGGTTGTGTTATTTGCTGACTATTTGACAATATTAGTCATTATGATCCGCCCATGTAGGGTCTTCATTTATATATCTATTGCGCCTAGTGTGACAGCTATCACAAACAGCACTCCGAGCATTGTGTGACATAAGAGTGGCGCAGGTAGCACAACGGAACCGCTGACGGCCTTGCGCGTCAATGGCGGGGCAACCGCCAGCCTCATGGCCGCAACAAGGGTAGTCCTCGCACCTGCCGCTGCTGACGATAGCATCGGCACGGGGCACTCCGGTGAAGCAAGCCTTGCACTTGCCTTCGGACTTGCGAGCGTAGGACTTGCTGGTGAGGCTCGCGCATTGGACGCAAGCGGTGCAGTAGACCTGATAGGATTTCCGATAGTATGCCATATGGTTTTTTATAGTTCTAACCGTCGCGCAGATTGTCATTCACTTTTCATCTGAAATCAAGGGGGAAAGTGAAATGTCATCAGAATTTGACAATTGCTTTTGGCATGGTTCCTGCTTGGGACCATAGTTTTCCATTTCGGGCACCCCAGAAGCCAAAACTATGAAATAGTGATAAATTAGTGATATATCATAGATATGTTATTTGGCTCTTATTTGCATAACATTTGAATAACAAAAAACCCGCCGTATTGCTACAGCGGGTCTCTTGTGGTATTACTATTTATGGTTCATTTATGTATTGATTCCATTTGTCAATAGCGTTGGTGAGAATGTACTCATCTATCTCGGTGATAGAATCAGCATCAAACGCTGATTTGTCGTAAGCAACCATGCAAACAAATTGAAATGAAATATTATCATCATCAATCTCAGAATCAAAGAGAACCTCTACAGGAATATCACTACCAAACAAATTGATTTTAAAATTGCAGACATTGATAAACGTGTTCTTTAGAGAACCATTGATAATAGGGGTGAGGTGCATAGTAATATTACCAACGGCTCAAAGCCAATTCATAAAGCTCTTGTTGATAGAACTCTGTGACAAGATCACATTCCACTTCTGTCAAATCGCGATCCCATCCTTTGTGAAAAGCGGAATCGACATATGCATTGGCGGTTCCAGAGTTAATGATAATTACTTCCTCTAAATCACTAAACTTGATTGTGGTTTCTGTATTAATACTCATGTTGTGTTTATAAATGAGAACGACCCGACACTGAATCTTAGCACACCCCCATTGCCTGTCAAATAAGTATTTTTGACCATTTTCGATACCTAATCGATAGTTTCCCGTTTTGGGCTCCCCGAATCCGAAAACTATAAAAACCCTATTGTATTACTACAACAGGGCTATTGTATTACTACTATTTCAAGAAAAGTACTTAATCGTTGAAGTATTTACTTGAACGCCCTTTCGTAGCTTGTTTTTGACACTAACCAAACGAGTTAAGCGTTCGTTCCAAAACTCTAAGCTTTCACGATTAAAAGTAGCGGCGGCACTATAGTAATTGACTCGGCCAGTTAAAAACTCGATGTCCTTGTTGATAGAACAAAACAAGCCAAAGCTCTCGTCCCAATTAAGGTACTCGACTTGGGTTTCCGTTTCGTTGTCTTCGATAGTTTGAATCATATTGTTTATAAATAAGTATTAACTTACGATAAGACCTTAACATAACCACACAGGATGTCAAAATTTATTTTTGATCAATTTACATACCTAAACCATAGTTTCCACATCTGGGCTCCCCAGATCCAAAAACTATGAAAAACCCCCGCTATAGTAGTATAACGGGGGCTTTATTTGTTATTTATTTAAATAATATTTAAAAGACTTCGTTGCAAGCTGAATCATTTTGTTCTGTTCTGATATCAGCAACAGAA